CTATTCTTTTGTGTCTGTATCGGTTTTATTTTCGACTGTATTTTTCAATCGGCGGACGATATTTACAAGGAATTTCGGAATTGGCGTGCCTAACTCCGAGAGATTTTCGAGGATTGAAATTAATTCGTTGATGATGAGCCAAATCGTTACAATTAAACCGCAACAATATGTGACACCTATATCTACATTTGCCGCCGCTAAGCCTGTGCAGATTAAATAATCGACAACACCCGCAACAACCACAAGAGCGAGATAGCTTGCTTTTTTCAAAATTCCGATTAAACCTGTTTTACTTTTTAATTCGCTGTTTCTGTACGCCGATGTCAATCCTGTAATATAATCAATAAGCATTACAGCGATGAGCACGAGAATTGGGATAAGTAAGATATTAAAATATGATATCAGAGCTCCGATAGCTACTGAAACAGTAGCCTGAATAATATTGTCTTTCATTGTTTTATACCTCCGTTATGTAAGTGTAATCTGCAAGCCGTCAATCTTTGTGTCAAACACACCTGCGTAACCGTCTTGCTCTGTATCGTGCTCGGTATTATGCTGATATGGCATAAATTTGTTTTTGCCCTGCTTGCGTGCTCTGTATGTAGCTTTATAGTCACCCACACCCGAGAACTCGACCTGAATGGCGTCAATGACCTTGCCTTTAATTCCTGCGTAGCCGTTGATATCGTCCTTGATGTCGTATCCGTCAACCCACGGCAACCAGTCACCGTTCAAGAGGTGAACACGGTAGCGGAGGTTACCCTCTGATACCTTGACAGCCACGCCTGAGATTGCCTGCTTTGCCCTGCCTGCGATATTCGACAAGCCCTTGACTTCGTCATACCACTGACCGTCTGCATACACCCTGTAAGTCAATGTCGGCTTTTCAACCTTAACATTTTCAAAAACATTTTCGTTAAATATGATGTTCGTATCAATATTTTTGCCGTAACCGCTTACTCTGCCTGATGAACTATTCTGCCAAATATCACAGTCAATCTCTGCTTTGTCATTGTACTGTGCAAGCCAGATACTGTACTTTTTCTTTAATTTATCGTAATCGAGATAATTATTAAACCAATTCAGATTAGCGTACACACCTGCTCTGTAGTTACTTTTCTTGATAGTTTCGCAGAAGCGTTCCGCAATTTCTGTAAGTTTTGTTTTGCCGAGTTTAACCATCGAATAATCTTCCAAATCATAATAAATCGGCATATCAATGCTTTTGTTTTTAATGCACTCAAGGCAAGTCTTTGCCTCTTTTTCAGCATCACTAACGCTGTCGGCATAGCTATACCAATAGACGCCGATTTTCATATCTGCGGATTTTGCGTTGCGGTAGTGACTTTCAAACATACTGTCTTTCTGACTTGATTCTCTGCCGTAGCCGGCTCTGATAATGACCGCTTTTATACCGTCGTTTTTCATTTTGTTAAAATTAATGCCTTGCTGAAATTCTGAAATATCAACACAAGTGATTTTTGACATATATTAAACCTCCCATACCGCCATAATAGCGTTATAATATTCTTCTGAAAGCTGTTCTTTCAAAATTTTTCTGTCATCTTCACAGTTTGTAAAAGCATTGCGGACATTTTCACCGACCTGCACATCTTCGCCGCCGAGATTGATAAACTTCTGTCTTAACACGCTCACGCTGTCCTTTGTAAGCATATCTAGTGTGATTTTTTCTTTAAGTTCCATAAACTTACCTCCTACTGTCTGATATATGTAATTGTAAAATTGATTTTCTCGTCCTCTGTAAATTTATCCGCTGGCGAGCTGATGTAAAGCCACGAGCCGTCAAGGCGGATGTTTCTCAGCTTATTTGTAGTTGAGTACACAGCAATACTCGTAAATCTACTTTCGTTTTTTGCCGGGAAAGGCAAGCCTGCCATCTGAATATACGATTTATCCGCAACAAGTTTTGTAATGTTTACCGATACAGTAACCACTCTGCCGTTTTTCACATAGTTAAAACCGCCTTCGTTGCCGTCATAAATCGCCTGTCCGGGTGTAAGACTGCCCGTACCGCTCTCAACATTTGAGCTGTCATATTTTGCCGCAATAGCACTTTCCGCAGCGGTCTTATTTTTTGCAATAGTCTGATTAAGAGTATTAACGCTGCTGTACAATGTGCCGCTTGTGATATAGTTCGGGCTATTCTCCTTAGGTGCAGTATCGAAGGGCATTTTGTTAAGTTTGTCCTTTAGTGCCTTATCCAGATATGTTTTATTGTAAGCATCTGTAATTCCGTAACCGGCAAGCGTGTTTGCCTTATCAGCTTTAAGATTAATCTTCTTTGTCACTGTTTCGTCAATGTCTGTTATTTCATCTTCAAGCTCGGTTTTATCTGCCTTTGTAGACAATGCTGCATTAATCGCAGTTAACCTCTCGCTTAGCGTGTTGATGTTGCCACCCGCAAGCGCTATGTCTATGCTGTTCTCGTATATGCCGTTTTCGATTTTGTTCATGCTTTCTGCGCAAAGTGGTGTAGCTGTGCTCGGTGCGTCTTCCCAATTTGTTTTTGTGTATGCCATAATATTTATTCCCCCTTTGCCTCTATGCTGTCTGTCAGAGCTTTAATTCCGCTCAATGTACGGCTCAGCACATAGGCTTTTACTTTTTCTTTTTTAGGTTGTCCTGCGTTATTATAGACAAAATCACCGTTTGAATCAGTAACATAGCTTTCAATTTCTATTCCGTCACCAATCTGCACCCAAGGCCTGCCGTCAAGAGTAGCTGTAAGCGGTGTGTATGAGCAATTATAAAATCGTTCGCCTGTTTTTCCATGCAATAAACTTTGCACATCGTGCACCAGTCCGCCGCCAATGCCGTCATCTTTCTGCCAACAGACTACATTTTTAGTAAAATCATATGTTACAACATCCTCGCCCCACTGTGACTCTGCAACGGTAGTTTTAGCTTTTCTGTCACTTAACGAGTAGCCGTAAGAAAAATTAAAGCCGTTATAGCCGCTGCTGTTGTATTCCTCAGCATATAGATTTTCATAAAAATTGTAGGTTTCTGTACTCTTGCCGAGTTCGATGTATCTAAAAACACCATAGCTTGCGTTAGGAATAATTGTTCCAAATACTCCGAGCAATTCACAGCAATTCTTGAGCAGCTCGCCGTATGTAATTGTATTTGAGTCCTCAAGCCATGCTCTGTTATAGGTTGGGAAATTTCGTACAGTTAAGCCTGTTGATTGGTTTATCACCTCGTCAAGAATATCTTTGTTATCCTCGACCTGAATCATATGCTTTCCGTTGTAGTTAAGGCATTGCACAACCAAATCGCCGATTTTATAGCCGTTTGGATAAGTTTTCCATAAATTAAAGAGTTTGTTTGTTGCATCAATATCATACAGCATAGAGAGTGCATCATAAGCGACAATGTGTCTCTGATTGCGGTTATTCTTGTCAAGCTTGGCGCTGTCAATAATACCACTAAACAAATAATATTCCTTTGCAGCTACGGTTTCTCCCGGCAAAAGTGATGTACCTAAAAACAGCTTTGCCGATGGCAGCAGCTTTTCTCCGCTCGGAAAACGCTGCGTTAATTTTACGCTTATCCATTTGCCTACAAGGTCATTTGTAAAGGTTCTGTCACTTGAATTTACAATGTCAATGTTAAATTCAGCAGCAATACAGCCACCGAATTTCAGCTTTCTTTCATCACAAATTGACTGTTTAAGGCTCATACTTTCGCTTGCTATGTTTTCCTCGGTAATGTCCTCGTATTCACCGTTTGGGAATGAAACTGTAAGCGTGTTTTCTATCAGATTTTCGATAGCCTGCTTTTTGTGCAGGCTTGAAACCTCAAGCAAATTAACCACCTCTTAATATTCAATAAATGTAAATGTTACCGCCGCATATTTAATGCTATCGGCTGAAATAAGCTTTGGCGTGTATGTAATATCGGGTATATATGCGGTCATAGTGCGATATGCAAGAAGTTCATCGTCCCAATACTCAACATCGAGCTTGCGTTGCTGAGAATTTGACATAGCACCGTTTAAAACACTGCGAATAGTTCTCATTTCAGCAAGAGTAAGACCGTCCTTGGTGTTGAAAGTAATCTTAGTTTTGCTGTTCGGTGATGTTACTCGCCTTAAAAGGTTGTTGCTGTCACGATAGGCTTTAATCTCCGTACGCTGTAAAGGTGTGGCTTGATAGCTCTCTTTAGCTATGAGCTTATGTGGAAACTGCAAGCCGTTTTTTGGAAATTTAATTAAATAGCCTTTAAATTCACCCAATCTTATCCCTCCTTACGCAAAAGCGGACCTGCCTGTGCGTTTCTTGATTTTGCTGTTTTCATCAGCAACAGCCTCAAAAAGCACTCTGCCGTCAGGCATAGTCAAGGTAATGTGAATATCACCGCCGTTGCCCATTCCACCGTATTCAGCAAGTACCTCAGCCATAGCCTGTTTCATAGCAGAAATAGGAGATACTACCTCAGGTTCTCTCTTATTGTCGCCAAGTACAGCAAGAAATTCACCGTAATTTGCAGGAACATACGCACCTGTGGCAAGTTTGGGAATGTGCACCTCATCAAGTTGTCCTGCGTGCCATTCCTGTCCGAATAGTTTGCCGATAGCGTTAGCAACCGTATCCACACCGCTTAACATTCCGTTTAACGCTGAAATAAAACCATTGATAAAACTTTCAAGTCCGGTTAAAACATTGTTAAGAGGATTTTTGATGATGTTATACAAGGGTTCAAAAACATTTGAAAAAACTGTTTTGATTGCCGTTAGTGCGTTTGAAATGCGGTCTGCCATAGTCTGTGCCGAGCCTGAAATGCGGTTTGTATTTTTTGAAAATGTATTTGCAGAATTTTGACTTGTTTTCGTGACTGTTCCATCAAGGTCGCCGAATTTTTCCTTTGTGCCAATCAGCACACCTTGCGTTTCCTCTTGTGAACTAACAACAGCCCCCGATGCCTTAGTTACATTCTTGTGTACTGATTCTGTTCCTGTTTGTGCCGCTGCCTCGAGCTCCTCCCAAGTATTTATGCCGTCGTCTTTCAAAAGCGAGAGAACCGTATCATGTTCAAGTCCGTATTCCGAAGACAGACGAAGATAAGCATTATAATCCTTAGTTTCACCGTTAATAGCCTTGAGAGAGCCGTAACATTTGTCTTGCTCATCAGTGTAAGCATTCACATTGTTTTGCAATTCCTGTAAAGCGTCACTGGCTTCCAAATACTCGTCAACCGACTCCTGCATATGCTCCCTTACATCATCACCGCCATGCAGCATATTAATTTGTCCGTTATCGCTGTAAATCAAATTTTTATATTCGTTTTTATCAAGCAATCCGTTGTTGGCTTTTTCTAAAATAGCCTTTTTTGTTTTGACCATATCGCCTTTTTGCTTGATTAATTCCTCAGTGTAATACTTAGCCTCTTTTTTGCTGAGAATAGAATTTTGATAGATATAATCCTCAAGTTCTTCTTTGATTTTCCCTGTATTATCCTCATTCATTGCAGTTTTAAGCTGAATTTCAGCTTTTTTCTTTTCTGTTGTTAAATCGGAATACATAGAGCTTAAGGTCAGCTTTGCTTGTGCAATTTCCCATTTGTCTACAAGTTCGTCAAGATTTTTAGTGACGGTGTCTATGTTGTCATGAATAACTATATTGCCGTCAATTTCTTCAAATGTTAAACTGTTCCAATGTTCGTCAAAGCCATCTACCTTTTCAGAAAGTAAATCAACGATAGTTTTATATTCACCCTTTTCGCTCTCGTCAATAGTTCCGTCTGCAATTATCTCTTCCAACCTGTCTTTTAGCTTGTCAACAGTATCAAAATTCACCTGTAAATCGAGTTTTGTATCGTTAATCTCTTTTATTTTGTTTGAGATTTCATCAGACAGTGTTTGCCATTTGTCTGTAAGCTCTTGTGTTTTGTCAAGCTCATTTTTCAGAGAGGAATTGCTCCACTTTTCTTGATTGTAAACTTTAATTGCAGAAACCACCGCAGTTACAGCCGTGGCGATAGCCATAAAAGCAGCTGCGTAAGGGTGAGCCGTTATCGCAGTTTTAAGCGCAGAAAAGCTTTTCTTTATGTTTTCTATTGCAGACTTAAATTCCTTATACACCTTAAAGCCTTTAATAGCAGCCACCACCGTACCTATTGCAGCGGCAATGCCGGTAATAACGGAAATAGGAATTTTCTTTATTACACTGCCTAAAAACTTAAGTGCCTCGGACAAAGCGTTGACAACAGTCGGTACAGCTTTCTCGATCGTCCATTTTGCGAGTGGCAATAAAACATTCTTATATGCTTGCTTTAGCTTATCTCCGCAAGCCCTGAGCAGATTTCTGAACCCTTCCGACAATCGTTCTACCGCCTTTGCAACTGGGTTAATGTCAAGGTCCTCAAGCCATTCGAGGCGGTCAGCTGACATTTCATCAAGCAGTCCTGTTATATCTTCGACAATGCCTAATATATTCTCCCATATTTTTCTGCCTGTATCGTTTTTCTCCCAGGCGTCTTTGATTTTGGTTCTGAGAGTTTCTGTATAGTTATTGCAGTTGCGAATAATCTCAAGTATATTGCTCCAAATTTTCTCACCCTTACCGTCATTCCACACCTGCCTGAATGTATCGCCTACCGTATCCAAAAGCTCAACAAGGCTGTTCCATTTATCGATAAACGACTGCACCACGCTGTCGCCTAACCCTGCTTTCTCCCAAGCATTTGTAAAAGCCTCTGCAATGTCGCCAACTGTGCTTACAAAAGTGTTAATTAATAAGTTAATATTTCCAAGCACTTTTTCGCCTGTGCCGTTATTCCACACTTTCTCCCACGAATTTTTAATCGTTACGCAGGCGGTTTTTACCTTGTCAAGCGAATTTACAATATTGTCAATAGTCTTGCTTGTGCGCCTGTCGCTGTCAAGCATAGCTTGCTCAAGTGCATTTTGCATTGATTTGATTTCAGAGCTTGGTGCTTGTGTGCCTGTGTCCGAACTGTTGTCCGAGGTGTCACTCATCACATTAAGCTCATCAAAGCCTGCAAGGTTTTTCTGTAAGTCCTCCGCTGCCTCCGATGTTTTTTCAATCTCAGAAGTAGAGCTGTCCGCTTGACTTGCAAGGTCTGACATATCGCTTACAGCTGAGCTTGTCGCATTGCTCGTTGCCGTAGAATAACCGAACACCTGAGTTGTAAAGTCTTTAAACTTCTGTGCCGCAACGCTAAGCCTTGAAATAAATTGATTAATGCAATTAAGCAGCGGAGTAAAAGCATTTATCAAGCCTTGACCGATTGTAGCCTTTATACTGTCAAACTGCAGCTGTAAAATTCTCGTTTGATTTGCCCAACTGTTTTGCGTTCGGGCAAAGTCGCCCGTTGCATTGCTCAGCTGACCAAGTACAAAGTTATATCTAAGCGTTACCTTTTCCGCCTCAGTCATAGCAGATGTGGTCTTGCCCCAGCCGTTTGCCATTGCGTAATTGTCAAGTGCGTTCTGCGTCATCACAACGCCGAGGTCTTTGAGCGTTTCTGTTTCGCCGCTGAAAACAGATTTCAGCTTTGTGTACGCCTCGTCCTGTGTGATGTTATAAAATGACGCCACATCGCCCGTAAGAGCGGTTAATGATGTTGACATATCAAATGCCTGCTGTTCTGTAAAGCCGAAAGCCTCCGCCATAGAGCCAAAAGTGCCGACATATTTTTTAGCCATAGTTTCAGACAAGCCGTAGGCTTTTTGTGCCGACTTTGCCCAATCGTCCACACTTGCAGACATATGACTAAAAGTAACATCAACTACATTCTGCACTTCTGCAAGGTCCGAGCCAAGCTCTATGCTTTCCTTGCCAAAGCTCACAACCGCCGCCGTACCGAAAGCGGTAAGCAGCGTTCTACCAATCATTTTCGCCTTGCTTTGCAGTCTGTCAACAGCTGTTCTGACTGTTGTAAGCGACTGCTTAGCCTTTTTGGCACTCATAGAAACCGATTTCTTAACGCTTTCGCAAGTGTCCGTTGCATTTTTCCCGATCGCCTCTGTGTTGCGATTAGCTGTGCTCTCAACCTTATCAACAACATTTTCGGCAGATTGCTCTACTGATTCCGATGCCTTTTGTGTTGCCTGTGCGGTTTGCTTTGCAGAGTTTTCTGCCGCCTGAGCCGATTTATTAGCCTGCCATTTAGCAGTTTGTGCTATCTGCCTTGCCCCCGACTGTGCTTTCTTTTGAGCTGCCTCAATAGCCTTGTTTATTTTTGCAATATCCGAATTAAGACCGCTTGTGTCGATTTTGGTATTAAAAATCAAGCTGCCGTCAACCGCCATATAATCACATCCTTTCTGCATAAAAATAAGGGCGTTGCAAAAAGCCACCCTTGGTATAAAAACAGCGCACACCCGAAGATGTACGCTGTAATTAGCTTATTATTTTTTAAAATTTAGGTATAAATAAATAATTGCAAGCTAGAAGCCACCCCGTTTGGAGTGGCTTTTGTTGCGTTCTGCTTTGCTATTTATATCCGTATCTAAACTGCATACATTCACCGATTATTTTTGAGTATTTGGCTCTTATCGGCTTTATTATTTCTAATTCAGCAAGTTCATCATTAGTATAATATATTATTTTACCTTTATCTTCTGCTAATTTAGAAATCTTTTGAAATTCAACAGAATTAATTTCTTTCATATCAAAAAAAGCATATTTTGATTTAGGTGCGTATTCCGGCAAGTTTTTACAAATCCAATCGTATTGTAATTCAGTTTCTTTCTTTAGTTCGTCTAACCTCTTACCATACGGTTCGTACCATTCGTTAGCCTCACATTCTTTAACAAACATCTCATATATTTCCTTTTCCTTGTCTGTTCTATCATCTGTAAATGGACGATTGCTGTATTGTATAATATCAACAGGCTTATTTATAAATGTACTTACATTAAAGAAATCATCTTCTAAATCTAAATCAGAAATAGGAGTAAAACCAATACCTTGGCAAGTACAACCATATTCTCGTTCAAATTTAGGAAATCGTTTATCTTCACCTGATAAACTAAACACTCTGCCTCTTCGTTTAGCACATTCGGAACAACAACCTAAAAAATACCCCGCCTCAACTAAATCGGTTTCAAGTAACTTAGCATCTTCTAAATTCTTTTCTAATACTCTTTTATCAAGTTCTGCTCTTGTAATTAATTCGTCATCAACTTGCACTGGTTGCATTCTAAACCAAGATATAAAAGACATAAGATAATCACTCCTTTGTTACATAATATAACAAAGTTTGTTCATTGTCAACAATAATTTTATAAAGCGCCTATACAAGATTGTTTATAAAATCCTCTTCGGCGTCAAGTTCTGCTTGCTGTTCGGGAGAGAGCTTTTCCTTGATGTCAACAAGCTCTTTGTGCTCATTGTAAAAATCACGCTCCCATTTTTCAAGCTTTTTGCCCTTAGCACGCTTGCCTCTTATGTTCATCACTTGTGAGAGCAAGCCGTCGCCTACCTCGCTGAAATAGCCGAGAAAAGTCCACCAATGCACATAGCCTGCAAGCCTTGTTTCAAAGCCTGCAACCTTGTTGAGTGCAGGGAAAATAATGCTTTCGTCATAGCTCCAATCAAGGATTTTGGTTGGAGCTTTTTTTGATTTAGGCACATCTCCGCCGTCAAGAAACCACAATGCCTTTTTGAGTGCCCCTTCCACATTCTTTGGAACTTCCTTGTATAAGCAATTCAAGCATACAGCCGCTTTTTCGCCGTAGGTTAGCTCTTTGTCGGCATAAGCTTCGAAAATCAAGAGAGCAATACGAAAATCGGAATTAATCTCGTACTGCTCTCCGTCAATTTCAAGGCTTGTAGGAAGTAAGCCAATCACTTTGCAAGCCTCTTTGCTTGATTGAGGTACTTCTCAATATGCTTGCTCTGCTGAGCGTGTGCATTTTTAATGTCGCTTACGATGACCGGCACAACGCAGTTGAGGAAGTTCTCAAAAATCATACTGCCGTCCTCGCAGATTGAAAGGCAATTTACATCGCCGAACGCACCCTGACTTACACCTGCACCGAGAACATAGTCAATTTCTCGGCGGATTTCCTTGTCAACATCAAGAAAAATTTCAAAGGTTACATCCTCGGGTTTCATATTCTTGTATTTCTGCACAAGCTCTTCTGTGCGGTCTGTCAACTTGTTAAGTCGCTCAACGAGTGAGTAGTCTGTGGTGTTAATTTTGATTACTGTGTTTTCATCATTGTTGATTGCATAGGTTTTTAAAGGTGTTTTAAAATTCAAACTCTGCATAGAATCACTCCTTATACAGTTTCGGTAAATGTCGGAACTTTGTCTGAAATAGTCGCTGTACCCTGCTTTCTGTTGCCGCCAAATGTAACGTTAAACGGAATGTTTACACCGCCCTGTGCACCGCCGTATGACTGCGGTTTAACGATGCAGTCCTCAATCCAAGCATCATAAGGGCCTGCTTTCTTGTCAATGAGCACTTCAAGAATTTTGGTTTTGCAGTCATCACCGGTAAGGCGGTTCATTGCAATATCCTTAATTTTTGTATAAATACTGTCCCCTGTGTTTGCGTAATATGTACCTGCGTCAAGGGTAGGCTCGTAGCCGTTGTCATTTACAGAGGTTTCATCAAGTATGTTCTTTACTGTGCTTGTGTCCGGACTAAGCTCGACCGACATATCGTCAATGTCCTTGCCGATAAGATACCACTTTGGACTTTCGCCTGTGCCAAAGCTTGCGTCAATAAAATGTAAAAGGTAACTTCTCTTAAGTTTACCGATATCGGGTGTTGATACTGCCATAATAATTCCTCACTTTCAATTTTCAATCAATTTTCAATAGTGTATTGGGCGGTGATTTGCAATTGGTACTGCACACCGCCGTTGTTGTTTTCGTCAGGTATGCTGTAAAGCATTCCGTTTGAGCAAGTGAGTTTTTTAAGCTCACCGTATAAAATGTTGTCGCCGACTTCAACTTCTATATCACCCTCTGCGTGCCGTTCAAGCCACATTTGCAGTTCAAGCAACATTCCGCTGTTTACAAGTCGGTCATAGTCGTTGAACGACTGACAGGTAGCGTACAGGATAAAGGTGTGATTGCGTGTTTGATTTCCTAAAATGTCTTCACTGACAAGCGTGTCGCCTGTCGGAGAGAGTCCAAAATCCTGTACTTTGTTTGTTGAATAATCAATATGCACAAGCTCGCCGATTTTCGGGAACTCCTGCAAAATTGACCTCACAAGCTCGATTATATTCATTTTGCATTACTCCCTATTATTTTTGCCGCCGCTTGCAAAATTTCACCTTTGCGGTCGGCTTTCATTCGCTCAAACCACATCTTGCCTGCAAGCGGGTGTTTATCTTTGCTGTAATGCAGCCGTCTGCCTGTCTGGTGCTTTTTCTTGCCCTTTGGACTTCGCCAGCCGATGATAGTGCCGTCACCGTCATAGTGCCCGAAAACGATATGCTCAGTACCGTCTTTCTCTCGTACTATCGGGAAGTTAGGACCATACACCTTGCCGTAGTAAAGATACCTTGCATATGGTGTAACCTGCGTGATTTGACCGCTGCCGATTACCGTATGAATGGTTGCGGAGTTTTCGAGCACGCCCATTTTAAAAGGTGTGTACGGCTTCATTAGCTTAATGCAGTCCTTGTCAATTTCTCGCTGGGCAAGCTCAAATCTGCTATTCATATCATTGCTAAAGCCTTTGCTCCACTTGAGCGAAAGTGTGCCGTCAACATCCGACGGCTGATTAATATTAAAAAGCATATTATCACCTCGCCGATACCTTAATATGCTGCATATCCGCAGACCCATAAAGCAGGCGGTCAATACTCATCACTGTGTGAATTTCGTATTTGTCGCGCAGCTGTTTAAGACTCTCAGATACGCTCCTATCGCTTGAATTGTCAAATGTAAAATTACACTCGCCTTTAATAATAATGTCCTGAGAGGGGCACAGAGGCGATATATCAGCGTTTAGAAACAGTCTGTTGCTCGGAAATAAAAAATTATTCGGAGCAAGAACAAGCGCATTTGACGGAATGTATATAACTATTCCGTCAGCGTTCTGCATTCCGCTTTTAAGCACATTAGCGGCTTTGCACTCCTGCCAATGGCATTGCGGAATAACATAGCGGTCAAAGCCTTTGCCGTTAAACCTGTAAAGGGTAAGCATAGTGTCTGCAAACATCAGTCAACACCTCTATACAGCAAGTCTGTGTCAGCAAGATACTTATACACTGCCGATTTTACGCACCTGTTAAGCTGCTTTTTGCGTATTTCAACGCTTTCGTATGAGCGTGACACATCGCCAACCTTTTCGGAAGTTACTCCCTCGCTGTCAGCCATATTGTCGGCTTTATACATAAGCTCCGCAATTTCGCAACAGCATAGCTTTACAGGCTCTGCAATTTCTTTTGTGTCGTCAATATTCGAGCCTGTGTAAGCGTTAATAATAAGTGTAGCCTCTCTTGCGTAATAAGCAAAGGCGGAGATAATGACCGCCTTTCTGCCGCATAGGTATTCGGTTTTGTAATAGCTTTCGTCAGCGTAAGCGGTCATACTTCACACTCCTTTAAGACTTAACCGCTGTGTGACAGTAAATACCTGCGGTCTTGTTTTCGTACACATCTGCAATGCCTACCATTCTGTAACCAAACTTGTAACCGTCCGAGTCCTGATTTACCGATGGTTCAATTACCTTAGTGTCAAGGTGCTTAGTAAACTGGATAAGGGCAGGCTTATGAATAATCATAAAGTTGATGTTTGAGGCGGCAGTGGCTTTCTGATAGCCGCCCTTGGTCTTGCCGCCCGATGTGCCGTCAAGCTGTTCAATCGCTGTATAAAAGCGTGTCTGCGGCACTGTAACAATCTTTGCAAATCTGCTGAGAACCTCTCTTGACTTTGTTGTGTCCAAATCCTGCACAAGTCCGTAAAGAGTTGGTGTAATGTAAAGGTAACGCTGCTCGTACGGAACTTCGTCCTCGTCCATCTGAGTAGTACCCTTGCGGAGTGCTTCAATTACCGCCGCTCCTGTGGCAAGGTTTGCAGGTGTGGCAGAGGTAATGCCTGCGTGACTTGCGTATGCGGCAAAGCGGAATGCGTCAAGCTCCGGCACAACCTTTGTGCGGATAAATTCGCCCGAAAGTCTGCCGAACGCAACGCCTGCGGTTTCGATATTGTCCATTGTGTCCACATTGAACATTCTGCCTCGGTCAAAATTGCATTTTACGGTTTCGTTTGTGAGTGTAACATCACCGTTCACATAACCGCTGTTACGACTGTAATCCGCAAGACCGTCCATTGAAATCATTGGAATAATAAGTTCATTGGAGTTTGCACCCGCTGTTGCAAGGTCAGACGCACCGTCAAGCTCGCTTGTAAGTGCCGACTGCTTATAAACCTCATCGAGCAAGGCTGTGTAAGTTTTAAAAAGTGCAATAGAATTTGCCATAAAATTTCACCTCATTAATTATTTTTCGTCTGTACTAAGTCCCATTGCCGCTCTCATACTTGCAAGAGGGTTTGACTTAATACCTGTGTTTCCTGTATTCTTTACAGGATTTTGGAACGGTTCATCAGAGCCGAACATATAGCCGTTTTCGCTCTTTACGCTTTCAAGAGCCTTAGTAATATCGTCTGCCTGATTTTTAGATGTTTTAAGACTGTCAAGGTCAAGCAAAGCCTTAACCGCCGTTGCGTTTCTCGCACCGCTCTTTGAAATAGCGCCGTCAAGTACAGAGTTAAACTCCATATCCGCAATTTTTGTCTGATATTCGGTTTCCTTGTCTTTAAGGCTTGTGTTGAGTTTTGCAATCTCGCTTTTAAGATTTTCAACATCCACGCCCTCAAACTTCTTGAGTGCCGTCTGTGCGGTTTCAAGCTGTGATTTGTAGTTGTCCATTTCAGTTTCAAGTCTTGATTTTGCTTTTTCAATATCCGAACCGTTTTCGTCCAGAATTTTATCAATAACCGCTTTTTCAAGACCTAAATCCTCTAAAAATTTTCTCTGCATAAAATATGCTCCTTTCGATACGCTTTTTTACGAGGTTGCTCCTCATTCTATCCGTAGTTTTACGACTTCGGAACGGTCAAATAAAAAAGCACCTGTGCAGTTACAACACAAGTGCTTAGTCAGCAATATTTTTATTTTTGGTATCCTGTACAGCAACCACAAAGCCACGATTAATAAGGCTTTCCGCTCGCTCCTTGGTACACTCAAAAACCTCGTTTACAGGTCTGTTTATAGAGCCGTTCATCTTATCGTTGAACGATACTACTACCTTTACTCTCATTTTATCACCTCATTTCTTAGTAAGTCCACAAAAAATGCTAAGAGCAAACTTAACGGCAACAACTGCCCAAGCTGCAACATAGCAAGCTGTCGGAACAATTAAGCCATTTGCCCCAAGTACATATAGCCCAATGAGAAAAAGCAAGCGTATTTACACCACCTTTCGGATTTCGGGTATTAAAAAAGCACTCAGCTTGCGCTAAGTGCTTAATCAGTGCGTTAATTTTTAACATAATTATTTTACAGAACTATTTTCTCAATTTCGTCAAAAGTACAACTAAATAGTTTCCATTCTCCGCCATAACCGTCAGAAATGTTTTTTTCGCTACTCTCAACTGTATATATATCTTTACCGTTTACAGTAGCAATGTCAACAATGATTCCAATAATATTGTTCGATTTTATTTTAACTTTCTCATATAATTCAAACATCTATTTTGTTCTCCCTATGTGCAGTAATAATTCTTGGAACACTGTCCGGTGTATCTTTTTGCCAAACAGTTCTAAATAATTTCTTTTGTTTTGTTCCTAAGTTCATAAATATGCTGAATTTTTCTACACCGTTTTTATCTATCTGCTTATCAATAGCTTTTGAATAGTCAAATCCGCCCATCAAATCAGCATTGAGAAGTTCGTAGTCTTCTGTAGAATACCCCACATCAAAAAATTCTTGTGCATGTTTTGCCCCAGGTTTGAGAAAGAATTTATTTATCTTATCTTGATGAATAAAGCATTGTTTCTCTGTTCTAATTATATCACCTTTTACAGATTTTTCAACACCGAATTTACCCTTAAAGGTATGATTTTCTGTGTTTTTAATCGGCAAAGAAGTGGTTTTTATTCCGCCTATCGGTGAACTGGCTTTTTTAGGCTTTGTAATGCTCTTAACACTGTTACTGCCGACTGTCACTCTGTCCCATTGCTGAGAAAGTCCCATACTTTTCGAGAAGTTCACATATTCATCGGAGGTTTTTACATACCTTGCTCTTGCATTTATGAGAGCCTGCTCATCTGCTCCGCCCTCTTCAAGCAGTTTTATTTTCTGCCGCTGTGCACGCATTGTGGTTTCAAGTCTGCGCTGTCTTTGGGTTGCCTCGTACTTGGTGTAATTTTTACCGTTGTACTCGACAGGCTCGTTTTCCTCTGCGTTCATTTGATCAAGCTGTTCGTCTGTATAGGTGCGTGGGGTTATGCCGGGAGTAAACGGAGAATATGAGTGGTAACAGTTTGCACCGCACAACCCTGTTACTGTACCAAGTCCGCACACGCTTTCAAGCTCTTCCTTGCTGTAAACTCTGCCCTGCCACACCTGATGTGTCGGTCTTGCACCACTGTGCCACGATACCTCAAAGTAATTTGTACCGAGTTTTTCGGCATTCTCCTCGTTGATTTTGCCCACAACCTGATTAAGTCCCGTTGCAACCGCTCGCCTTGCCGCAACAGTAACTCTGTTGCTGTGACCGCTTGCATAGTCAACAGTACGCAAGCCGCTGTTCGTCATTTCGGTTACGGTTTTCTCGAGTACGGTATTATAATCACTCGCACCGCTTGCAATTTCCGTGACAGCTTTATCAAGAGTTTCTTGGTAGTAATCGGCGGCAGGGGTAAAGCCTAAGCTGCCGTCAGGCTGTCGCTTGGCAAAACCCATTGACTGCGTTATGTTCTTGCACTCGCCCTGTGTCTGTGCCTGCACCGCCCTCACAAATTGCTGTAACGGTTCATTTTCGGCATAGGGTATAAACTCCTTGCCCTGCTCTTTAAAAACGCTCTCAGCCTCGTTATAGCCGCTTTCTATAACACCCGAAAAGATGTTTTTAATCTCACTATTGCTTAAATCAAGTGTATTTTGCACTATGCTTTTGATTGCTGATTTACTCTTACCGAGCTTGTAAAGTCTGCCGATTTTGTAAACGCTTGTCGGTGTAAGCTCCTGTGCAAGCACCAACTTTCGCACAATGTCAGCCATTATGCTCATTTGCAGGCTGTCAAAAATCTGTTCGAGCGCTGTGGGGATTGCCTCCATAATCTCAGGCGTAAACATCAGTCAACTACCTCTGAGGCTTGCGGCAGGTTCTTTTTTGCAGTCTTTTCGTCCTCGCCGTACCACTTTGCACGGTACTCCTCGGGCTTCATAATACCGAGGCTCAAATCCTGTATATCCTGCGTTCTTTCGGTCTGTTCATCGGTCAAAATGCTGTCCTTAAAATCGCATACAAATGTATATCCGCTTGTTGTAAGCGAATTGTAAAAGGCAAGAGCATATACCAAATCGTCAAGGCAATATTTAAGCTGCTTTTGAATTGCCGATACCGTGTTGTACTTTCTGTCTTTTGCCGACTTAATCTCTGTTGCGGTTTTTGCCACAGTTTCGGGATTGGATAAGTCACCGTAAGCAAGTCCCACTGAGAACTCAAGCCTGCGAAGATATGTATTTAAGCCGTCTGTAATATCTCCCTGACGGATTGCAGGGGAAAAATCCTTGAACAGCTCCTCATTGCCGAGGTCAACATCAACGGCACGATACAGCCTTTTGTTGAGTTTTTCAGTACCCTCTTTCTTGAAAGCTGCGGCATCAACATGTATTGCCCTTTCGCCGCTTTCGAACTCCCAGTCAAGCCTGCCAAATTGTGTGTCTGTTTTTTCGATTAATGCTATTGCATTTGCAAACGCAGACATACCGCATGAGCTGCCGTCAATCGTGTTTTTAATCGGTGTGCGAAAATAACCGAACGCAGGACGGAGCATTGTAGGATATGTGACCGAGGCAGGCAGGCTTGCCCACTCGTCAACTGCCGTAAGCGGAATTTCTCTTCCAAGTTGCCCCTCATTTGCAGACACATATGCAGTGTTGGTAATTGTCAATCCCTTTTTGGGATCAAGGTTGTGATACTCAAGCCTTGTGTAATAGTTATCTCCGATTTTTCTAAACTCGGGGAAAATAACCTTAACAAGCCTATGCTTTGCGTCAAACTCAATCGGCACAAAAGCATTTGCAGAAATATACTGCACCTTGTCGCCGCCAAGCGGTTTAATAACCATTGCACCCGTTGCAAGTCCCGACTGCAATTCGATGTTAAGGTCCTCTGTTGCGGTTTCAAAAATTTTCTGCAATTTGTCATTGCTCACGCTTGCTGTCATTTCGTTAAGCGTGATGTTTGCAAACTCCCTTGTGATTGACTGCTCAAGTCTAAGGCTTATTACATCGTCATTAAGCCAAGGAGCATTGCCCGAAAAGCACTTCTGCCAAAGCTCGATGCTTGAGAGCATATCGTCTGTAATTGCAGGCTTAATGCCAAGTGCCTGCTTAATGTCTTTCAGCGGAAACAACCTCTGCCACACTCCTTTCAGATAGTTTAAAAATTGCATATTACACCGCCCTTATAAATCTTTTTATATCCCGTTCAAATGTGTATTCAAAACCGTCAAGGCTGTCGATGTCGGTTGAGCCATCGTCAAGTCTTTCGTCAACAAGTTTTTTATCGTTCCAAACAGCCTCACAAAGAGCCGTTTTCAGCGTGTCGCAGCCGTCAGTGTAAAAGAACCTGCCTGCACCCATAAGCCGCAAGGTGCATTGAATACGGTCTTGTACAGGACATTTGCGTGCCGGTCTGACTATCGTATTTGGAAAATGCTCCTCAAACGCTCTTTTAATTCCTCGACCGAGTACAGTTTCGGCATTATCCCAATACACAAAGTCCACAACACCGCATAAATCAAAAACAGACTGTGCAAAATTAATTGTCAGCCTGTCAATATCGTTTCCGTCGTATTCACCGAAGTGTCGTTCGCTTTTCAATGCTATTAAATTATTGTAGCCTCTTGTCTTTGCCGTTGCCACAAATGCGTGGCCCGATTTATTGCCACCAAAGTCAATGCCGATTGTTACTTCTTCAAGTTCCGATTTCAAAAACTGCCTGTACGGTAAATCTGTATTGATTTTGTCGGTAATTCGGCAGTAAAAATTCTTTGGATTGTCGGCAAATCTGCGGTAAATCGCACCCTCTGCACGCACCCATTTCCCGAGTATAAGGCGGTCATAAAAAATAGTGCCCTCGTACTCATTGCAAAGGTTCTTCACAAACTCCTCGGATAAGAATTTATTATCGAAAATCGTGTATTCCTGCAAATAAATATCTGCGTCACTGTCTATAAACTTTTTTAGCCAATGCGTAGGGTGTTCGGGGTTTAAGCTGCCGTCAAAGCACGAATAAGGCTTGTCAAGTCGGGATTTAAGCATATTGAAAACATCTTCATTCCACTTGGCAACCTCATCGCCATAGATATACTTAGCGGACGCACCCTGAATTTTAGCAACCTGACTGACCTTTTCCGCACCGAGGCAATAGACATCCTCACCGCACACTTTTGCAATGTTTCGGCTGTTGATTGTACCCACAATGTCGGAAGAGTAACGCTCACGCATAGGCTGTAAAACATTTCGCTCGATAGTTTCCTTTGACACTCCGATGATAAAGCACAAGCCGTCCTTGCCTATTCTTTCACGAATACGCATAGGAACTATGCAGGTAACATCAACATAGCTTTTGCCCGAACGCACCGCACCGCTTTTTATGTTCCAACGATGTGTAGCGTTTGCTATGTATTCCTTTTGCTTACTCGTGTACGGCATTGTCTGTGCTCCTTTCTGCGTCCTCTTTGATTTCTTTCAAAATGCTGTCGAGCTTGTCAAGTGCGGTCTTGTCGGTTTCTTCTTTCTGCTTATCCCGCCACTTGTCGGGGCGGCGGTTTTTCAGCCAAAATATTTGAGCGGTAGTGTTGCCCTCAAGCGCTGAAGATAACAAAGCGTTTTCAACTTCATAGTCTACAACCTCTTTGCCCTTTTTTAGGGCAGCCGAAATAGCCGAATACTTATTTTTCCAATCTTTTAGCGTTGAGTATGAAACACCCATATTCTTAGCAATCTGCTCGTCGGTCAAGCCGTCCCTTGCCCAGCCCTCAAGCAGTAGTAAATTTTCTTTTTTAAGCCATTTTTCATACTTTCCCTTTGCCACCGTCACCACCTCTCTTTATGTAAAATAAGCAGACCGCCCTCAAGTGAGAGCGGTCTGCCGTTTGCCGTTATTATTTAAAAGGAGATTTTCAAAATGCCTCTTGTTGTTGGTTTCTTCATTTTATATTATATCACCCCTATTCGGGACATCGGGACAAATTCACCAATGATGACGGTAACACATTTTCTTTATGCTGTCGATTGTGTTATTACCGCCTACCTTGGTTAAAATCTTCGCCCAGCTGTAATGCAATGCCAATCGCATAAACAAGCAATTCTCCACAAAATCGTCACGAGATAAGCTGTTAAGTGCTGCGTTTCGGCGGATTTCAAGATTTTGTATCTCCCTCTGAATATCTGCAATCTGCACAACCGCATTGCCGACCTTGTCAGATGTTTGACCTGCACTCGGTAAATCCGACAGCTTAGGCGATGTATTGTCAGCCTCGGCAGAAATGCGTACTATCTTCGCCCTCAGCCGTGAAATCTCTCGGTTAATCTCCTTAATCTCTTTAGCCGTCAAGTTATCACCTCCAAATCGTCAAGATAATCAGCTACAATGCCATATGCAAGCAACATTCCCTCACTTATGTAATAGTTTCTGTCTTTTCTGCTTTTGCAGTCGTTAAGCCTGTTCAGCTTGTCCTGCTCGCTTTCTATGCGTTCCGTTATTTCTGCTTTTAATTCATCAAGCGTCATTCTTCTGCCTCACTTTCAAGCCAATTTTTAATCCCTGTGGTACAACTTTTATCATCAAAGTAATAACCGTTGCATTGCTTTTTGTAATAAACGCAATTTCCACACTTATCGAATTGGTGTATGAATAAGAATTGAGTCATATCATGGATGCTCATTGATTTGATTTTCTCATAATTAGTCATTGTTTTCACTCTCCTTACCTGTTTTATTTTGATTTTCAAAGTAAAATTCAATTGGATTGTCCGTTTTTTTAATTAGTCCATACTTCACAGCTAATCGAAAAATAAAGACCTTTTCCAACCTTAAAAGCAATGTGCATAACTGTTTTCTAAAATCATCAACTGTCATTGTCGATTTATAAAAATTGCACATCCTGCAAGCAGGATTATAGTTTTCAATGTCATTCGCACCGTTGTACCAGTAAACACTCTGAATGTGGTCAACTTGCATGTCCTTTAATTCGAGTTTACAGCCGCAGTACGCACACCGTCCATTGTACTTCTCATAAACTTTAAGTCTTGTTGCTTTGGAAATTGATTTTCTCTGACTCAACCAAATCACTCCTTAATCGGCTGATTCCAACATTCTATGCAGCCGTCGCGACAATCATCCATGCTCATAAATCCTAAGACATATAGGCACATTTTAGGCACTCCGTCACGGTTAAGAGGAGCATTCGGATAGTTTTTTAAAAACTCACTTAAGTAAGTTTTCTGTGGGTGTTCATTACTCCACTTTTGGACGCTTTCAATAGCTTTTTCGGGATAATGCATCTCAAAACTTGTACACGACAAAATTTCGGATGTTCCATTGTTTTTACTGCACAAAGGGCAGTCACAACAGTGAAGTTCGCATATTCCACCTTTTTGTCTTTTCGTCATTCTTTGCTTTTCAGCAAAATAATTTTCTGTTTTTGAACAATCAATCATTTACTCTCACTCCTCCAAATCCATTTTTGCGCCACAATGTGGGCAGTAGTTTTCAAATTGATAACGGTTGTTAATGACTTGATAAACAACCTCTCTCCCGCAAGTTAAGCAGTATGCTTCCGCTTCACCTACTTTTCTGTCTTTCTTTTTTACCCACTTTGAGAGTTTAACTTCGTCAACAACTTTAAGTTTAATTTTTATACGACTGATTTTTTTAATGTGGGACAATCTAAAAACACAATTACTAACAACCTTATCCCCACAAGTGCAGAAATATCGTAACTTTGGTATTGACAAATTAGCGTCATTTTCAAAGGCTTTTTCACTTGTTTTATGTAAAATGCCCTCAATCACCGTTCCGTCAAAAAGTACGATTTCAACATATTTCCCTAAATGTCTTTCGAGTTCATATCTTGTCATAATTTTTACTCCTTATCCATCTTTGCACCGCAGTCCTCACAATAACTCGCTCTATAATCTTGCCATTCGTGTTCTTCTCCGCACTCAGAACAAGTTTGAACACCGTTATCGTATTCAATCCATTTTCCGTGCCTGACCTCCTGCACATTGGCGGTAGGTGTAGTGTCTATAACTGCAAGGACGCCGTCTAAATATACAACATCTCGCAAAGTTTCTGCTTTTTCTTTCAATGTTTCAAATCGTTTTATAAGCACTTCACGCTCTATGTATTCTTTTTCAGCCATTATTTTCACGCTCCCTTTTTTCGGCAATAAGATGTAAACCTTTGTAACAATCATCACATATCTGTATTTTAATTTTTCTCTTGCTTTCGAGAGGAATCACAAGCCCACTACTGCAATCAATATCACCCACCCCTACATAAAATTCCTTCATTTTAACTGTGTAATGCCATTTTTTCACCCTCCTTAAATTCTTCCAAGCCTTTCTCGCTTATTGTACCTGCTTATCTCTTTGCACTTTTCTTCGAGAGTATCAACATTTTGGCAGCGGCTCGAATACGATTCAATTGCTTTTCGCTCTTCACGATGAAGTTTAGCTTTAAAACTATTAGCCTCAGCACGGCAACCGGCACAATATTTTTGACTTGCGGATTTTCTTGTAACCAAAGCACCGCACACTTCGCATTTTAATTTTTCTTCCATTTTTTAAAGCTCCTCCAAATCTTCAAGTCTGCAATACAACAATGCAGAATTAGCGTTTAAATCCTTTATTTCAGCCTGATAATAAAATTGACCTGTTGTGCCTCGTCTGATGATACAGCCTGTCAGAATGTATTCTGTACCGTTGTAAAGCACCTTTCGTTCAAGGCTGCGTTTAACCTGCGAGATGTTCATAGCTTCTCAATCCTTATGTAAATGCCCGGCACATCTGCCCAAAGCTTTTCGCATATCTCGCTTGCCACAAGTGCGTCATCTGTCCAAAATCCGCAGAGCGTCATACAGTCCTTGAGCATTTTTTGTAGGTTATCTGTGTCGGGTTTTGTAATACGATACTCACCGTCTTTGTGTCTGCCTTTTGGAAAAAGCCAGCTTACCCTCAGCCTTACACCACTATCATACGGCTTTGGCGGTCTATGCTGTTTTAGATGAGCCACAAGTAAAGCCTTAGCCGATTTTATTCTCGGTGAATCGTAAAATACCGGCTTGCCCTTAACGATCCTCACTCTGCGTTCCTGAGCTGTTACAGTCGGCACTTTTTCCATTTTCATAAAAAATTCTGTTACTGCTTTATCCATAGTAAAACCTCTGATTTTTGCTTTTATCCTTTGAAATGTAAATCTTATGCGTTCTTGTCATTTCTGCTATGCGGCTGCCTAATGCCTCATCAATCGCCGCAATTTCGTTTATTGAAAGCTCGGAGCTTATCACTGTTGGCAGCTGCTCATTGTAGCGGTGGTTTATGATTTTAAAGGTTGTATTCACATCGGCGTTGCTTATTCCCTCGCCGCTGCGTGTCTTGAAAAAATCGTCAATATACAGCACATCGGCATTTTTTACATTGCTCATAAGTTTTTCGTACTGCTCGGCGTTTGTCACCGCCTGCTTGATTGCCGTTATGTCGTCGCCCCAAAGCATATACCTTGCGGATCTGCCCTGCTTTAACAGCGAACCGATTATTGCTGTGCAGATATGCGTTTTTCCGCAGCCTGACTGACCGCCGATATAGAACCAATCTACTGGATTGTTTGCGAAATCCTCGGCGCATTTCTTTATGTAAGCCTGCCATTCGCTCTTGACAATATATGTTCCGAAATTGTACCTTTCAATCAGCCTTGCAAGTCCGCTTTTCTTAATTCTCTTAAGCTCTGCTCTCACCTTTAAGCACTCGCAGGGTCGGCTAACCACCTCAAAGGTTTCTGTACCGCAAAAATCCCTTTTTACTGTGCTGTATATCGTACCCTTGTTTTTGCATTTATCGCAGTCATAGCCTGTCAGCCTGCCTGTTTGCGCATTAAAAATATCCGCCTCTCGCTGTGCCTTTTCCTCTGCCGTAAGCTCATAGTACAACCTCGCCTGTGTTAAACGCTCCTGTGCTCCGTCTTTTGGCAGGTACTTTTGAATTATTCTTTCGTATGCTGTCAACTTCATCACTCCTCTTTAATAACCAACGGTTTATATAATTCTTGATATCATCAAGTGTTTTTCTGCTGTCGGGGTGCAGCTCAAAATACTTAGACATCTTTACGAGTTCGTTTTCAACATCAATCAATGTGTAAATATTTTTTAAATTATTCAGCTGAGAAAATGTCACTTGATAATCACTTTCATCTTTCAACAATAAAGAAATAAAAACATCGCTTTTCTTTTCTTTTTCTTTACTTTCCTTTACTTTACTTTTCTTTATGTCATTCTCGGCGAGATTATTCCCATTTTCGGAGAGATTATGCTCATTTTCGGGTACAATTATATAAGCCTTTGTTTCATCTTCTTTCAAAAGCCAATAATCTTTATTAATTGTGCGACCTCGCTTAGAACGTTTCTCAATAGCGTACATATACCGTTCTTGCATCATTTTGTTTGTCAGTATTCTTTCCCTATCAAATAGCCCGTTGTCAAACAGCCCAATTTGTAAGCAAAGCTGTACTACCTGTTTTACCGTATCTGATTTAATTCCACCGCTCATTCGTTTCGCTATTGCGGCCGCACTGGTTTTTTCTCGCCACTCATAGTAATAACCATTAGTGGCATATGCTTTCGTGCAAATATAGAAGAACACGCCAAAGCCGCTCCATCCCTGTGCATCGATAAGCACATCAAATCTCTCATCGTCATCGAAAATGTGAACATCCCAAGCGGCAAAGTCTAAACCTTGCTTTGGTTGTCCAGCCATTACATCACTCCTATTCAATGTGAGTATGCATATAAATAAACGAGCTGTACTCGCCCATATTTTTATAAAGCCATTCGTCCGCCTGCTGCTTTGATAAATGCGTTTTAAGCACTCTGTCCTCGTACATATAGCCGCCGCAGGCTGTTTTTTCTTTCATTCGTTTTATAATTTCGTCTTTATCGTAATTAGACTCTATTAAATAGAGTTCGTAACCCTTAGCTCTGATATGCTCAAGGCTGTTTGTATCGGTAGCGTAAATCACTCTGAATGTATCGCCATAGTTCGATTTAATAAAAATCTTCCACGCACAATTTGGCACATCATGTATGAGCATTTCGTTTTCAAATGTAACAGCTCCTATTTGGTACCATTTTCGTGGTTCTGTAATAAAAGAGCTTTTAAAAATAAAATCCGAACAGTCTTTATACAAAGCGCCTGCAAGGTAGCCGTTATATATCACCTTAATGCTCGGGTGCTCTGTGCAAAGCCTGCGTAATGTGCTTGTGTTTAAGTGGTCGCTGTGCCGATGCGTAAGAAAAATATATTTTATCCTATCGGCTAAAGCCGACAGTCGGCAGTAAGGCACACCGCAGTCAATCAAGATCTGATTATCAAGCAAAACCGCATTGCCTTTACTGCCTGTCGAGATTATTTTTAAGTTAATCATTCCGCAAGGTCGTCAATCGAAAACGGCTCACTTTGTGCCGACATTGCAGGCGGTTCTTCCTCAAACGGCGGTATATCGTCTAAATTCGGCTCTGTATCGCATTCCTCGCTCACCTCATAATCAACGCTGCCGTCGCTGTTAATTGCGTGTGTGTCAGCCTCAAAAGCATTTTGCATTTCCACGCTCATTACGCCCCACTTTGAAATAAGCTGTCTGAGCATTGTTTTCTTTGCCATACTGTCAAAGTCCTTTGCCCAAAAGGTGTATGAAGTGCCTTTGTTTACATCGTTTTTGTAACCTGCCGAGTATCTGATAGCATGCTCTTTCATCTTCTCTTTGCTCCAATAAAGAGCCTTTTCAAAGCCGTTTATATATCTGAAACAAGCGTAATATCCAATGGTTTTTGCAACCGCTCTTTCGCTTTCATCTGAAATGAGTTTTACCTCAATTTCCTCTGTAAGTGGGTTCCAACTCACAAGCTCGCCCTCTTTAATTTCAACAACATTAAGTCGCTTGTACTGACCGCTGCGAATAGCAAGCTGGATATAGCCACGATAGCCGAGTACGAATGTAGCAACTGTTCTGTTGTTCTTTCTGTCGTTAAACGGCACCAAGTAATACTGTCCGAGCTGTGGTGACGGAGGAAGTCCGAGAGAGTGACCGCAGAGTGCGGCCGAAAGAATAGTACCGGCATCACATTTTTCAAGCTCCTTGTTGGTGCTTACAACCGAGGTAATAGCGGCGGTGAACTTCTGAATTTCCTTAGGGCTTTTAAGGGAATTTGCAAGTGCCTGCTGAAATCCATTTGTGCTAAGCATAGCCGAAAATTTGGGCTTTCCCTGCATTGCTGTGTTGCTTGATTTTGTCATATTATAATTACTCATATTTTAAACCTCTTTCATTAATTAACTGTTTTACCGCTAAAGCAAAGTCTTTAAGCTGTGTTTTTGTTCCGTAAACCGTAAAGCTGAGTGGATATATTTTTTTATCTGCCATTGCAGGCTGTTCCTCTTCAACCGGTGCGGCCACCTCGGTAGGAACATTAGCTGTAAACGGCTCATATTCTTTAATATTAATCTGTTCGTTAAGCTCCGCCTTTTTTCGTTCGAGCTGTTCGGCTTCTGCCCTTGCTTTCTCCTCTTCAATAGCCTTGTACCTCTCGGTTACGGAAGTTATTGCAGCCGATACATTCAAAGACCGTTTGTACTCGTACAGGATTTCATCTTTATGCTCCTGCACTGCAATGAGCTTTATGTCGTCCATAACCTTGTCAAGAAAAGCCTTGATTGTTTCTCTGAGCTTTTTAAGGGTAACCGTCATCGTAATGCTCAAGCAGACTTGCTCGTACCTTACAAAATCAATACCGAGCGTTTGGGCATACTCATTAAAATACGCTTTTGATTTATCGTGCTTTTCCTGTTTAAGCCCCTGCTCGATAGCCTCAATCTTGCTCTTTAATGCTGAATCAGCTTTTTTATAAGGTGTGGAAATACACTCCTTATACACGCTTTCAAAATGCTCGTACGGCGTCATTACCTCGGACTTAACGGCTTTTCTCTGACTTTCAAACTCGGCAAGCTCTTTGTTGAGAGCCGAACGAATTTTTTTGATTTCTTTGTAGTTCTCATCTGTGCAAACCATTGAGCAAGCAACATTTACCTTGTGCTCAATTTCAGATTTAACAGACTCAAGTTTTTCAATAATAATCGGTATTTGCTTAACTACAATAAGCTGTGACTGTTCGTTCATCATTACCACTCCTTTTCTGTGATTTTATGAAATTCTGCTGCGCAGTCTTTACTACAAAATTTGTTGCACTCGCTGTCCTCAAAATATGTATAATCTTCTCTGAGTTCGTAACCGCAGCAAGCACATTCACCTTTCTTTTGCGGTATAGGTGCATTTGGAGCTAAACCGTAACACACTCTTAAACACCTCCCAAAGCAAGCCTTGTTGACTGCTCTAAGGTAAATGAGCAAAGTTCATCACGCATAAGCTCAAGCATATACTTTTCAGTAAGCCTTGCACCGTTGCCGTCACCAAAGTGGCTTATTATGTAATTACGCTTATGTTCTGCCCTCCGTTTTACTTCCTCAAATACAGCACTGCCAACGCTTACCGCAAATGTGTTGCAGAATTGATTGTAAGTAATCATCTTATCACCCTCATTTACGAATAAGCTTCACAACGAGCGAATTACTGCCGGTGCTTAAAACTGTAATTTTATATTTGCCTGCGTAGTCTGCGAGGAGGTTGCCGTTGTTCCCACCGATAGCGGTTTGTGCTGTCTGAGCTTTCCTCGTGATTGTATAAAAATCATCCTGCTTTTGATTTGTACATTCTAAGTACAATAGAGTATCCACAATGCTTACGGCAACAAATTTATATTCAAGCAAGAGTGGATTGTGATAGTACAGAGCTGTTCTGTTTTTATATGCTCTGATTTCCTGCTCGGAAATGCCGAAAAGTGATTTAATTGTAATTTTTGATGTGTGCATTATGTTTCCTCCTTGATTTTTTTAGTTCTAAGATTTCATCAGGTAATAATCCGGTTTCCTCGTATTCGCAAAGTCTTTGCAACACTTCTCGCGTCTGACCTACTGATATTTCCGCTGGGGTGAGATGCTTCCCTTCTTTATTTACATATAAAACGGGAGCAAAATCGTGCAGTTTTGATGTCATTCTTTGCATATTTCCTCCTTGATTTTTTATAAAATTAAGGATATAATAATGTTGATTGATTTCATATTATATCCTTAAACCGCTGAAAGCATTGCCGTGCTGTCAGCGGTTTTCTTCTTTTGCACTTAAAATGTAGTCAATCTTCGACTTGCAAGCCTTGATGTGTTCTGTTGTTGGATTTTCAAGGAGTTCCGCCATATCTTGTAAAATATACGGAATAGTGTCGATGAAGTCGGGATTGTAGCCTGTGTTCTCGTAGTCGTAAAGTTTGCGAATACAGCCGTAAAACTCATTCGGCACATCTTTACAATCGTGCATTTTGCCGTAGATGTCCTTAACCTTGATTTTGCTGTCTTGATTTAAAGTTAATCTTTTCATTAGCTACATTCCTTGCTTATAAAATCTGTAGCACGATACAATGTCACGCAGTCGCCGTCAAGGTCATCGTCGTAATACTGTGCTATCTCATCGCTCATTGCTTTAATAATCACAGCGTAGTAATCTTCTTCCCATTCTTTCGCCGCTTCAATTATTTCATCAAGCGTAAACTTGCCTTTAGCTTTTCGAAGTTTCAGACACCAGCGCCCCGAAGCATCGTATCCGCTTTCGATTGTTGTCCCTTTTTTCATCTGTTACACCTCCTTAATTTTTCGCTGCGTATTTGCAGCAGCGGATAAACTTTTTACAGTTGTTCGCCATACGCTTAATGCCTGTCGCTCTGTTGTTGAGCTTGTGCCTGTCAAGGCTCTCTTTGACTTCTGCGACATAATTCAAAATGTCCTCGAGCCTTTCAGCCGTAACGGTGTCAAGTCCCTGCAAAGCTATGACTTCGCCGTCTTTAATGCAGATTTGTAAGTTTTCAAGCTTACTCATATCCGTTTGCTCCTTTCTTGAGATTTTCGAGCAATTCACGCTCTATAATCACGCAGTCCCTCAGATAGCATTTGACATTGTTGTTAATTATTACATCCATCTTTTTTTATTCCCTCCTGCGTTTCGTTGTAAGCCTTTTCGAAGTAAGCCTTTGCGTCCTCTTTAGATATTCTCCACTCACCGAACATCTTTGCCGCCGGCAAAATGCCCGACTGTGCTTTTTTCTTTAAACAATCAACCGAGAACCCCCAAAGGGTTGCCAGCAACGGCAAATCTATGTAGAGCGGGACAGCGTCCCAGTTGGTTATTACCTTTTTTGTCGATTTCATATTACTCCCCTACAATCGTAACTAAGCTGATAGCGTCCTCAATCAGAGTGCGAACAAGGCTCGACATCTTCTTTCCGGACTTCTCGCAAAGTTCGTTAAGAGCCTTTGCGGTTTCATCTGATACACAAGCAGATACTACATTTGAGCCTGATGTGGCTTTGTCTGCGAAAATGACAATCTGTCCTTTGTTATTTAACATTTTGTTTCCTCCTTAAAATTAAACTCGATAGTGAGTTGTTATTGAGTTCCAATAGTAATCTGTACGCCTAACGCCTTAAGCAACTTATCAGCGTTTTCAAGTGAAATGCTTTTTTCTCCTTTCTCCCAGTATTGGATAGCTCTTTTTGTAAAGCCTGCTTTTTTAGCGAGTTCGCTTTGCGAAAAGCCTTTCTGTTTTCTGCTTTTGAGCAATATTCCAGCAAATTCATTGATGTGCATTGATTTCACCAACTTTCTATGATATACTATATGCAGTGATGAACCGCAATTCATTACACTATATAATGAAAGTGAGGTGTAATTATGAGAGAAGACTCAATTGCAAAAATTGCGGCATTGTATGCCAAAGAAATTGCAGTCGCAAAGGCTAACAGTTCTGATATGTCTCCCTGTGGTGAGAACGGCGAAGAAGTGGCTAAATTCTATACTGAACTCTTTAAAGGCATAAATGAAGTACTTCAAAATTCAGCCCTCAAAGACTAACAAAACCTTGGCGACCTCAGGCAGAACAGCAACTTCTGCTGTAGAGGTCGCTTCTCCTTTTGCTACCCTTACAACAAATTCTGATAAAGCATTTATAACCTTATCTCTGTCTTCTTTTTTCATCTTCTCACCTCTTTTTTATTTAATTGCTTTATACCTCTTTTAGTGCTATGATTAACTATGAAAGGAGGTGTAAAGATTGGATAGTACCATTGCTCTAATTGTTTCTATCTCGGCACTCTTGCTTTCCATTGTTTCTCCGATAGTTACCGCTATAATAAACGGTCATTACTCAATTAAGGAAAAAGAGTTGACAATGCGTTCGGAAAATGTAAAAGAAAACAATGAATTCTATGTCAAGCATAGAACCGAAGTTATAGAATCATATATAGCAAGTGCAGGTGCCGTTGTGTATCACCACAACAACACTTCAAAAACAGATTTTGGTAAATGTGCCACGGAAATATATTTATACATTGATGAATCAGAATGGAATTATATTGACAGCATAAATAACGGCATAGCTAATCTTTGTTACGATGAAACAAGAGAAACTTTAGAAGAGTTTGTAAAGATTATTGCTAAGAAATATAGTGTTAGAGTCCCCAGAAAAGTAGAATAAAGCACAAATGCAATAAGCAGCAAACTGTTCCAAGTATGTGCATTAACATTGATATGACATACTTTGAATTTTTGTATGCAAATGTATAAACCAAAGCAGTTATTTCAAGTGCAATCCCGATAATTCCTAATAAATATATTTCAAACACATTTTTTCACCTTTCCTACGGAATTAAAACCCAAAATATAATACCTGCCCAAGTTGCAAACAAAAGCGACACTGCTATGCAAAATGCTGTATGCCAATAGTGGTGTTGCTTTTTTTCATATTCAAGCTCGTCCATCTTCTCACCTCCTACTGCTATTTTGCCATAGAATTACGTTTAATTTGGACAAGCGTTCATTGATGTTTGTCTTCGTCCTTTGCCCACTTAATCAGATCCATAATTTGAGCGTCGTGCTTATCAAGGTAGCTGTCTATTGTTTTATACAAATGGGCGGCTACTATTTTTATTGCTAATACTGCTGAAACAAAAGCTGTGCAAAGCATTAGCAGTCCTAAAATTATTATTACTCCCATCTTTTCTTCACATGCTTTCTTCAAGAATATCTATAATTTCCTGCATAGTAGCTATAGTGCCTTTTTGAGTGTCTATAGTGTCCTGCATAATGGCTGTAGTATCCTGCATAATGGCTATAGTATCCTTTTGTTTATTAATTGTGTTCTGATTAATATTTTGAACGATCGTGCAACATATCAGCAATACTATCGATAATACAACTAATATGATTGATAGAGTATCGTTCCGCATCTTCTCACCTCCTTACGCTGTTTTCTGCTGTTCGGCAAAGTCCTGTTTATTGTACAGCTGATTTGCTATACTGAATTGTAAGATAAACATTTAGTTCACATTTCGTGTACTTAATTTGTAAAAAAAAGTTCCTCTATTGAGGTGTTGAAAAATCTTGCAATTCTTAACTTAACTTCGTCACGAGGAATACGCTGTCCGTTTTCGTACATAGAAAGAGCAGATTGACTGATTTCTACGGCATTTGCAAAGTTTTCTCTTGAGATATTATTTTTTTCTCTTAAGTTTTTAATTTTCTCGCCAATGACTTCTGCATTCATTTTATCACCTCCTTAAGTGAGTTCACGTATCGTGTACTATTATATTAACACAGCATTTTAAAAATGTCAACACATTTTGTGAGATTTTTTACTTGATTTTTTTCACAATTCGTGATATTATGTAGTAAACAAAACACAAGAGGTGATTAAATGTTCTCCGATGTACTTAAACAGTTGAGATTAAAAGCAAATCTAAGTCAAGAAGAACTTGCAAAGCATTTAGGTTGTTCTAAAAGTTCTATTAGTATGTATGAGAATGGCACAAGAGAACCTAATCTTGAAACTTTAGAAGCTATAGCTGACTATTTCAATGTAGATATGAACACACTCACAGATTCAAAGACCTCCGCCGAATTAAATTCAGAACTCCAAGAATACCTCGAGGAGCTCAAGAACAGAAGTGAACTAAGAATGTTATTTAGTCTTACTAAGGGTGCTACAAAAGAAGATGTGGAAAAAGCAGTCAGAATTATTGAAGCATTAAAAAAGGATGAATAGCTTTGGGAGAAATTTTTATTAGAGGTTTAGAATTGCCGCTGACCGTACGAGGTGTAACAGTCTTAGATGAGGACGGCAATTACAATGTATATATTAATATTCTGCTTAGCTACGATACTCAACAGAAAGCCGCTAAGCACGAATTAAAACACATTACATCAGAGCATTTTTATGATTATGAGCCTGTTGTACATAACGAGCTTGAGGCTAATGCTATTTGATAACTATTTGATAAGGAGAATTGATATGGGATTTCTTGATACCTTTAAGGGTAATCAATATAAGTCAGAAGTAGAACGCTTACAAGCTGAACTTAATCAGCTTAGAAGCACATTTACTCCTGAAATGTATAATGCCCAAAATTTACTTATGCTCACACAGAAATTGCAAAATGATATTAATAACTTAAATGCAGTTATTGGGCAAAAAAATAACGAGATCAATAATTTAAACAACAAAATTATCGGTTTAAATAACACTATAAATAACAAACAATCTCAAATAATCTGTATGGATGAACAAATTGAGTTACAAAGTTTCGGACTTTATACTCCTAAGTATGACTTTGCTTCTTCTGAATTGTATAAAAACAGATTATCTCAAATCCGAGATACACAAAAAGCTCTTATAAAAAACGGTCAGGCTGTTACCGGTAACACTAATTGGACTGTAAATGGAAGTAAAAGTCAGGGCAAAAAAATGGTTAAAGATATGCAAAAACTTTTGCTTAGAGCATTCAATAGTGAATGTGATGAACTTATTGATAAAGTTAAGTACAATACTTTTGATACGGCATTAAAAAGGATGCGTAGTTCCTGTGAAGCAATTTCAAAACTTGGCAACATTATGGGAATTGCAATAACTACTCAATATTTTAATGCCAAGCACGAAGAACTTTGCTTATCACTTGAATACAAAAAGAAAAAGCAAGATGAAAAGGAAGAACAAAAAGAAATAAGAGCCCGAATGCGTGAAGAAGCAAAACTTCAAAAGGAAATTGAGGAAACTCGTAAAAAGATAGCAAAAGAGCAATCACATTATCAGAATGCTTTATCACATATTGAGCAACAAATTGAAACTGCAAATGAAGCAGATAGAGTTGAATTACTCAAGAAAAAAGAACAAATTGTTAATGAACTCTCCGAAATAGATAAATCTATGAAAGATATTGATTATAGAGCAGCAAATGCGAGAGCTGGCTATGTTTATATTATTTCAAATGTTGGTTCATTTGGAGAGAATGTGTATAAAATAGGTATGACACGCAGACTTGAACCAATGGATCGAGTTGATGAGCTTGGGGACGCTTCTGTTCCGTTTAACTTTGATGTTCACGCAATGATTTTTTCCGATGACGCTCCTTCGCTTGAAACAGCTTTGCACAAAGCATTTGAAAATAGAAAAGTTAATATGATTAACACAAGGCGAGAATTTTTTAATGTTACCCTTGATGAGATTGAAGAAGTCGTAAGGAAAAATTATGATAAAACCGTTGAATTCACCAGACTTGCTCCTGCAGAGCAATATCGTGAGTCACTAAAAATAAAAGAACAGTTAAAATAAATAAAAAAATCCGCCCTACCCTGTTGGCGCAGGATAGAGCGGAAACCATTACACGCAGGGTGCAACGGTGCAATATAACGCAATATAATTGTACCATACTCCCTTGTGTTTTGCAAGTTTTGCGGATAAAAAACACAAGGGATTTTTGCGCCCTTTTTACATTAAAAAGGAGTGTTTATAAAATGAAAAAGCGTAAAGACGGCAGATACCAAACAAGTGTGTACTTAGGCACGGATGACGAAGGCAGAAAAAAATATAGGTGCATATGCGGTAAAACTCAAGCTGAGGTAAAAAGGAAAGCCGCCGAATTAAAGCTAAGAATCGGCAAAGGCATAGATGTACTAAACGAAAATATGCCATTTGGTGAACTTTGCGAGCGGTGGTTACAATATAAAAAACCACTACTGAGAGAACAGCAATATAAAAGTTACAACACAAACCTAAAGCCTTTTGCAATACTCAATGACATTTCTATACGAAAGCTCGTTAAATCAGATTTTCAAACAATCATAAATTCGTATGCTGTTAAAAATCCGCATACCGGCAAGCCTACCTCAAAAAAGACCTTGCGTGATTTCCGCCTTACCGCACGACAAGTGTTTGACTTTGCAATAGAAAACAGAATACTTGATTACAACCCCGTATCATATGTGCAAATACCAAAAGACGCACCGAAAAAAGAGCGCCGTGCGCTGACAGAGGACGAACAGCGCTGGATAATAGACACACCGCACAGGGCACAGCTTCCCGCTATGCTTATGATGCTTTCAGGACTAAGGCTTAGCGAATGTCTTGCGTTACAGTGGCGGGATATCGACCTTGAAAGAGCTACAATCAATGTGCATCAAAAACTTGTAATGAAAGGTAAGCCTCATATTCTCCAAGGCGGTAAGTCAAAAAACAGTATTCGTACTGTGAATATTCCAACAATACTCGTCGATTTTCTGAAAAATCAAAAAACACATAGCGGGCAAGACTATGTTTCGCTTACGGCAAGCGGCAAACTCTTCTCTGACACAGCTTGGCGCAGATTGTGGGAAAGCTATTTGTGCGAATTAAATTTTAGATACGGAGATTTTTCTGATTATAAAAATAGACCAAAAAGCAAGTTTGACCCTCACGGCACTCCGTTCGTAATTGAGAAGTTTACAGCACATTATCTCAGACACACATTTGCCACAAATCTTTTCTTTTGCGGACAGGATCTGCTTTATGTTCAGCAACAGCTTGGTCATGCAAAACCTGAAACAACATTGAATATTTATACGCATTTAGTGCAAACAAATCAAATACATAAAACAGATAAGGTGATTGATTTTAACGCATATATTTCAGCAATTACAAATGCTAAAAATAAACTTGCAAAGTGA